TAACTCATAGCCTTTGCCATTAAATTTATTAAAATCGCAATAACTAAAAATACTGTTCGGATTCTGCGTTTTTATAAAATATTTAAACAGCTTTGAATTGCCACCAATTACTTGGGTATTAATTTTAGAACATTCACGAATTATCTCCCATTCATATTTATCATTGTGAGAAAAACTCATTATTTGAACTAATTCATCATTAAAATAAAGCCCATAAATAACTCTTGCTTGCCTATAACCTTGTGTATGATTTTGATTGCAGAAGTCAAAATATTCTTTTGTTCCAACCTCTTTTATTTTACAATTTCTTGCATATATTTTTTTATCAAAAAGTCCAAGTGCTCCACGCATTAAAGATAATATTATTGGCTGTTTTTGAGGATTACACCATTCGTATTCGTATATGTGGACAAATCTTACATTCTTTTCTTGCGCTTCCAATGATTTATTCATGTGGTATTTTTTATCTTTATTAATCGAACAATGAGGCCAGTTACCATTAAATTCAAAACCAACCGCTTCATTCGGACAATAAAAATCTATTTCTTGTTTACTGCTTAAAATTTGTCTTGTTTTATAATGCCTAACATTCCAATCAGTCAGAATACGATTGACTTCCGTCTCAAAGTGCGATTGTGATCTATTCACTAAATCTTCTAAATTATATTCGTGAATCCTGTTTGTAATAGTTGTAATTGAACATCCTATACTTTCCGCAATATCATACGTCGTCGATAACTTATTATCTAAAACATATTTTTTGAATTTATCTTTATCGTTAAGTAAATTCCTAATATCTTCCGATAAGACAACTTCTCCGTAATTACAAACACCAAATCTTTCTCGCATGGTGTTTTCTCTTTTTTGTTTAAACTCGGGGACTAAAGACGGATTCCTGACTCCAAACCGATCAAATAAAGTATCTTCCGCCTTTTTACGAATTTCTGGATTTTGAATTGATGTTTTATATCCATATCTTTCTATATTAGTGGCAAATGCTTTTTCTTTTATATCTTCTGAACACAAAGGGTTATTCACACCAAATCTATCCATACAGGTATTTTTGCGTTTTTCAATCGTCTCCGACTTTTCCTCTTCGGTTCTATTTTTATAAGTAGCTTTTTGTTTTTCTATCGATTCTGGGTTTTGCAAAGCATATTCATATCCAGTTTTACGCTTATGCCCACGTTTAATGTTTTCAAAAATCTCATCTTTACTTTTTTCGATTTTATACTTTTTCAAAAACGTTTTAATACGAGAATAAGATACTCCAAAATGCTCTGCACATTCTTCGCGAGTATGTTTTTCTGTAATATAATAATTTTCCAACTCGTCTTTATCAACGGCTTTTAATTCTTCTTTGCAAATTTCAATCCCGTTTTCTTTTGCAAGTCTCTTTATGGTGCTTATTGAAGTATTAAAAAATTTCGCCGCATTAGTTACAAGCGTTTTTTTATTAACCAAAACATCATAAAGCTCTTCGTATGGTATATCTTTAATTTTACCACTATCTATTTGTTTGGAACGAAGTTCTTGCGCGATTTCAATATTTTTCATTGGGTTTGTTGAACCAAAATTTTTTAAGCATGTCGATTCTCTTGCTCTAACGACATCTTCTTTTGATTTTTTTATTCCATATTTTTTAAAATAATCGCCCAAAGTCTTCTCATTAGTATGCAATATTTCAGCTACTTCTCTTTTTGATTTGTTTTGAGTTATATATAATTCATATAACTCTTCTTTCGAAAAATTTCTCATTTTGATCTCCTTACACAATATATAAAGAGCGGTAATCCTTAAGGTAAGGAGTCAAAAGGAAACGATGGCCGTCGCTGTCCCGCAATTTACACGTTTATTATAACAAATCGCCAAACATTTGTCAAGCGTTTTGTAATGGAAATTACGTTTTTGTGAGAAACGTAATTAAAAAACTCAAATATTTTTATAAAAGAATATTTAAACTTATTAAATCCCGAATTAGCCGAGATTGATAACACCATGCTTTGACCCAATCACAGATTTAATTCCTAAGCGGACTTTAACGGAGAAAGTATAAGTTCTGTCGGAAGTATATTCAGGAAGGTCGGTAAGAGTGATTTCATTACCTTCCATAACGACTTTGAGAGGTTTATACGCACCAGCCGCGATAAGGAAAATCTTATCGTCAGGAATCATGAGGTTAGCGGCACCGTTCAAAGAAGCGGGATCAATAGCTTGATCGATGGCAATTACGTTAGTTCCAAGATATCTATCAAGGAAGCCGTTCTTCGTAATTTCAACGCCAAGACCATACTGAAGACCTACCGTGCTGGGAAGAAGCTGACCAAGAGCAACCGAAGTACCAAGCGCATAAACAGCAGCACCGTTGTTGGCAGCAGAAACCCTCTGAGCAAGCGTGCCATAAGCCTTCTGATCAACACCGTTAGCAGTATAACCAACGCCAAGACCATCAGTAGCAGCCGTAAGCGAAGCAATAGCTTTAGCAAGAACGTAGTTTTCGAACGAACGAGCTATTTTAGCAGCCCAAACACCGATATCAAACTTTCTCGAAGCAAGAAGATACCAGTCGATCGAAACAGCGATTTCAACGGGCTGCGGGTTAACCACAACTTCGTTGTTATAAATGGGCTGTAAAGCACCACGATGGATACCTTCCGCAAGTTCGTTTACCTGATAAAGTTCGTTGGAATCAACGATGAAACGAGCGGTGTCGCCCCAACCAACGTGATGAAGTTCCATAAACGTATCAGCAAATCTCGAGCTCATCGTCATCGGAAGAGTCGCATTGATAACCTGCGCGATAACCGCGTCGAAGTTTTCTCTGAAATCTCTGCTTCCGTTAACAGAAGGATTCTTAACAAGGTCAAGACCTTCAGCTTCGAATCTATCTTCATAACGAGTGCCGCTTACGCAATATTTAACGAGGTTTTCGCAAACATCGTTCTGCATGTCTTCGTATTCTTTACGATTCTGAACACCTTCAATGTGTTGACGAGCGGAATCAACAATGCCGTCTACAACATCATTAAAAAGGGCGATATCCGATTTTTTATAATTAAACATTTTTAACATAATCTTTTTCCTCCCTTAAAAATTAAAGCACACGGCAGTAATACATTTTGCCAGCAACCGTCTGACCAAGAACGAAATCTTTAACAGCTTCAATCTTAACGTTGAACTGACCTTCAGTTTTGGTTTCAGCAGGAACGAGCTTAGTGTTTTCAGCTTCGATAGTTGCAAATTTACCAACCGTAGGAGCAGACTTAAAGCCAGCGTCAGAAAGGAAGAATCTGTCATATTTTTTAAGTATTCTTACTCTAACAGGCTGACCAGCTTCAGCAACGAGACCATCGGTTCTAATACCAACTCTCCAAGCTTCGCCTCTCACATCACCCTTCGAAACGTCCGCGATATCAACAACCGCGACTTCATCTGTAGCAGCAGCAGGAGCTTTGATTTCGAATACGTTATAATCTTTGCCAGAATATGCCGTACTCTTCATAAGATCACCTACAACTACGAAAGCGCCATCCTCAACTTCAGCGAGCTGAGAATTCGACGTAAATTTACCAGTGATATCATAAGCAGTTACGTCTTCAGATACCATTTTAATTTTAGCAAAAGTAGCCATAATATTTCTCCTTAATTATTTCTTATTTTTTAATATTATCTTTAAGTCGCTCACGTAAAGTCATTTCTTTGCGACCAGATTTTTGTTTTGGTTCTTCCACAATATTTACACTAAACATTTCCGTTTTTTCACTGAAAAGCGTCGCTTTTGTTTTTTGGAAAGATAAATATGCAATATCTCTGTCTATAGCGTCGATATCTTCATATTCTCTTTTTTCACATTTTTCACTAATCGGCTTAATCTCTTCTTCCGTGAACTTCATTTTAGCGCACACATTGGAGATATAATCTTTTTGCTCGTTGACCTTCATAACGGCGAATTTCTCAACCATTTCGTCACGAGCTTTCTTAATCTCTTCGTAATCCTGCATCTTCGCGATACATTCATCCATTTCGAGTTTAAGTTTTCCTGCGGTTGCTTCATAATTCGCACACTTCTCTTCAAGTTCTGCGCATTTCTTCTCATAATCCGCGCATCTCTTTTCGTATTCGCCGCATTTGTTTTCATATTCACAACATTTAGCTTCGAGTTCCGAATATTTGCCCTCCGCTTCAGCACATTTGCTTTCCGCTTCATGACATTTCATTTTTAATTCGTCGCAAGCCGCGTTGAATTCCTCTTCGGTATAAACCTTTTCAACAACCACAACGGGCTCTGCCGCAGGTTCTTCCTTCGATTCCTCAACGACCACTCCTTCCGCGTGTTTTTCGAGCGAGCAATCGCCGCAGTCATCATGATCATCACAATCGTCGTCGCAATCACCATCGCACGGTTCTTCACACGGAACGTCGTCTTCGTAAAGGTCACAGAATTCGTCGCATTCGCAATCGAACTTCGCTTCGAAGTCGAGGTCTAAATGCTCATAAATAGCCTTTAACTTCTTTAAGACTTCTTCTTCGCCGTTCTTTTCGGCGTAAGCCTTCGCTGAGCCTAATGCCCCTCTGTTATATACCAGTTCGTCGCCTTTAATCTCCATTACTGGATATTTGAGCTTCGTAACTTCCCCTTCTTCCCAGCCTTCTCTCAAGTCGAGGAACACGTCATCCGCGATTTCCTTAAAGTTACTCGCTTCGACAACGCGCTTTCTGAGCTCCGCCTTATCAACGTCGCCCCAACTGGTATCGGACATGGCTTCTTTGGATTTGTTGACTTTAAGAGCTTTTTCAAAATCTTCTATAGCCAAGCTTCCGTCCTCCTTCTTTTTATCGTCGTCCTCTAACTGAGAGTACGCTTGAATAATTGTTTGTTTTTGTCCACTGAATCTCGCCGCGTCAAAAACTTCGAGAATCGATAATCCCGCGCCTTCAATACCTTCTTTGACCTGTATGCCGTTACGGCTTCCGAGAATTGTTATTCCCTTTAAGTCAAATTCTTTGATATATTCAATACCGTCAACCATCTCGCTATCTAAAACCGCTATCTCGACCGAAACTTTTTTCTTACGGTCTTTGAGCAATTTTTTAACTTGTTTATAGTTGTATTGAGTATATATCATTGCGGTACAGCAAATCCAGTGTAAACCGTCTCTCTCTACGATTTCTTTCCTATCCGTCTGGCGAATAAAACCTAAAATCTGTTCTCCGTTAGAGTTGTCCCAGTAATCTACTTGTTCTTCTGGATCGTAAGCAACTCTGCCGTTATGAGACTCAAAATCACCCTGTTTATTGAAAAAACCGAGTATCGGTTTATCGTTAAAAGACTCGAGACCTTTTTGCATTGACTCGAGAGTAAAATGACTTCTGTTACGGTTAGGATTTGCATCAGAAATCGCAAAGATTTCTATTTCGAGGAAGTTTTTGTCGTTTAAGATGTCTCTAATTCTGATTTGGTTAGAATCGAGTTCAAAACACTTAAGCATTATTTCTTCCCTCCTTGGTTAAGCGGAGCTTTTGGATTTACCTCCAACGCCGCGCTTATTTTTTCGACCTTATGTTTTATAAGATCTTTTGTCTTTTTTTCATCATTACATTTATCAACGGTGTATTCTACTACGATAAAACCAAGAATATTTTTTTTACTATCCTTAATTACACCGCAATACGCCGCCTTTGCCCCTCTCGCATAAAAGGTTTGATACGTTATCGCATCGGCATCTTTTATGTCCTCGATATCGCTAATATCGTAACAACCCTGTTCTGATAGTTTTTGAGTAAGTGTAAAAAACATTGTTCGAGGAACATTTTGAAAAGAATTCATCACTGAAACTGTTTTCCCGTCAACTACTTCATAAAGCATCGACATTTTCTGAAAACTTCTTCCAGTTACGCTATACCCCCCATTATGGTATATAAAACAACTTACACGATTTGCGCCAGATTTTTCGCGCAAACAATTCAATAAATTCATTACTAAAGCGTTACAACGCCTATTTTCTTCCTCTTCTGGTCCTGGGTGAATATGTTTTGTATTCTCCCCAACCTCTTGAATCATCTTTAAAAATTCGGTAGCCCGCTCCGCGGATTTCTGGCTTATTTCTTGCTGCTTTTCACTTATATCTTTAAGGTATCTGGCGAACCCGATAACAACAAATACAAGTGCAGCTATCAGTACAGGGGTACTTCCATATTTTATAATTGCATCAACAATTTCTTTCATATGTTAAAAGGCCCCTTTTATTATATATAAGTTAATTAGTTTTATAATGTATGTGGAATAAGCGTAGTTAATTCTGCAAAATGCACATCAAACTGCGACGGCTCATCTTTATACTGCTCACTCTTCGTGCGCCAGATGTCCGACTGTTTCACATAGGGCAAAAGTTTAAGTAAAAAATCTTCCATCGCAATCCTAACTTCATAATCATCGTTAAGATCTGCGATATCGATGGTTTTACGTACCTCTTGTCTATACTCCTCCATCATTCGATCATTGTCGACAAATAAGTCATAAAGACTAAGATATTCCGATTTATATTCGTTTACCGCCTTTCTGACAGGTCTTGCGTTTAATTGTATCATAAGGTCACTTATGACGTCCGCAAGCTGAGGGAATTTATGGGCAAATGCATGATGATAAAGATTTGCTATGTTCGGATAGCGCGTGTAATCGATGTTATACGCGAAGTTATCCGCTTGAGCATTGCAATCGAAACTCTTTTTGATAAGATTGTTCAATTGCTCGTAACAAGCTTCTGAAATCTTCATTTTTCTGCCTCCTCACAGTTTTTTTTAAAGGGTTTAAGTTCACCATTTTCATCTTCGACAAACTTGAACTCTTTCCCACAAACCATGCAAACGGCGTGACGGACATTCGGGTGCGTCATAAATACCCGACCAAGTAAGTGCAGGGTCGTATTTTTCGATTTAATTCGATGATTACATTTGTCTCCCATTGAATTATTCCTCCCCGTCTAATTCCATCTTTTCTTCACATTCCGAGCATAAGAAATGACCGTCTTCAACGTCTTCGCTCCCGCACAACGGGCAAATATGTTGAGCGACATAATCTTCCTTTAATTCGGTGATGTTAGCGCCAGTCTCCCTACTTTGTGCCGTGGAATCGTTTTCTATATCGGTATCGTCCAATGCTGTACGTCCAACGCCATTAGAATCCTGTGTCGAGCCGCTACGAGCCTGTGCGTTTTGTGTACTCTGTGCCCAACCTAATGTTTTGAATTTATCATACAACTTGTTCTCATCGATATAGCTCGATACTCCGCGTACCTGCCTGAGAGACATATCATAAGCAGAAGCCAATCTCGGAAGGACGAACGTTGCGCCCGAAGACGCAAGCTCTTTCATATTCTTGACTTGACTGTCAAAAGTATAAATTCCGCCCCAAAGTTTGAGCTTCCATTTATATTTACAACCGCACCATTTTTCAAGTACGATGTTTGTGGCTGTTTCGATTTGTCTTGTGACATAATCGTATTGAGACTCGGCAAGCATTTGCGCGCCTTTAATCATCGCTACCGATGGTTTATCGGTTGCAACAATCAAACCGCCTTCTCCTGCCGAGGAAATAAAGTTTTGAACCGCCTTCGTTTTAATGTCGCTGCTATTCGGTATGTTCGGCAACGACTGTAATTTCATATCTTTAAACGGTCCAAAGAAAGCATTGATGTTTCCAGAAACCATTGAATTGAAAAGGTTCTGGAACGCTTCGAGCGTCGTCGGTCTGATCTTCGTCTCGTCCTGACCTGGACGTGCTCCATCTACAAATTCTGCCTGACCTGTAAGAACAGCCGTCAACGGGCTGCTCGCTATCAAGCCTGCAAGTGTTGAATAATCGCTTAATTCTTGAAGGTCTGAGAAAAGACCTATCGTATCGGGAACCGACCACGCATTAGAACCGTCGCTCATAAAGGTGAAGCAAAGATCTTGCGGCAACTGCACCCAATACAAATAAACCGTCGAGGCCGCTTGTTTGACGGTTTCTATCGTTCCTTTGCGTTCCTGCCCTTCATCGTCATATGTAAATTGAGCAAGTTTATTAGCGTCTACCGCGTAATTGCCTTTATTGTCGCGATACACGATTCCGCCATCAATAATGTCCGCCCAAATCTTACGTATGAATTCGGGGTATTGCAACGGCGAAAATGCGGGGTTCATAAATACCATAAGGTTGAAACTCGCGATATAACCGTGCTCGCCAATTCCTGTGAGTTTGGTATAAGCGGCAGGGAGTTTTTGGAACGTCACGTATTTAACGCGCTTTTTTCCCTCGTCCTCATATATACATTGTCTGAATATATAAGACGGTTTTCCCTCTCTCTTGACTTCCATTCCGATTCTTTTAAACAAAGCTTGCGGATCGAGTCTATCTTTCCACTCTTCCACAAAAGCTTCCTCTTCGCGGAATTTCTTGCTCGTATATTCGCTCGCATCTTCGAGCGTTTCGGGTAAAAAGTAACTCTTATACATCGGGACATCGCACGCTTCGCGCAATATCTTGTAATAAAGGTATTGTCGAGCGGAAAGCCCCGCCGAGACCGATTTAAGCTCTTCTTCGTGAGACCCTGGGTCTTTCAACGCTTGTGCGATTTCTTCGGGCGTCTCCGTTACTGGGGACGCGTTTATCATCTTCAATCGCGAGTTCTGCAAAAACGGGTTATAAAGGTTTATGTTATTGCTCCCCCATTGCCCGTTATAACTTCCAAGAACACTTCCATACAACGAGAATAAACTTTCTGCCACTTGATTAATGGTTACTCTTCCGTTTGTTCCCGCCGCACTCTTCTGTTCCATCATAAGCGTTTCACTCGCGTTATCGGTTAAAATTTTCTTATCTTCGTCTACTGCAATTTTGCGCGGTCTGCCGCGTTTTTTAATTGTTTGATCCGCCATCGGACTGCGCCTCCTTGTTTTGTTGATTTATATATTTTGTATATAACTGCTTGTACTCTTCCATCGCCTTCTGGATATTCTCTTGTGCCTTTTTTAATTCGGCTTGATGTTGTTCCTCGAAGCGAAGACGTTCTTGTTCATTGAATTTCTCTAAAAGCCAAGTTTGCACGTAATTTGTCGGCGTGCGAGTCGGCGGAGAAGTTAATTCTTTGAAGAAATAATTTTGTATTTTCTTCTTATTCACTATTATAAGATTTGGGGCACCCACGTCGACTTCGGAGCCATAAACGTAAATATTATCACCATCGACACAACACTCTACACCTTTATCAGTTAAAGACTCCAATAAATCTCCCAAACTTACTTCTTCGTAATCTACTACTAATTTTCCAATCATCTTTTATTTCCTTTTACCACCTTTTACCCGCGAACGGGTTCATCTTCCCCGCGAACGGGTTTTGAATCTTTTTTATCTGTTCATCGGAACGACTTTTAAGATATGACATAAAGTCTTGCTTTGGTTTTTCACAAGCAGCCATGTCTTCTCTGCGTAAATTTGCCAAATATCCAGCGGCTAACGCCATACAGTAACATCTATCATCATGCATTTTTCTGCTTCTTGACGGCGGTAAACTAAATTTAACCTCACCGCTTGCACTTTTTGTTTTTTGCATTGCCATAATTTCTTCGGTCATCAAATCAATTTCAAGAAGAGCTCGCATTTCTTCGTCTGTCAATCTTTTGGTCGTCCCATCTTCTAAAGTAACCTCACCGTTTCTGGGTAATTCTATCGGTAATTCAATATATTCCCCTTGGAACATTTCAGATAAATCAGTAAACATCGAAGTTCTCCACTTACGAGGTTCGACTATTTGTAAACAATCATATGCGTCGGTATATTTATCGTCGTGCATTTTTTTATATGCTTCGGTTTCATCTTGACTATCCCAAATACCCGAATGTCTCACGCCGTCTTTAGAATTCCATGGAAGCATTAATATATCACTTATGCCTCTACCATTACCGCCAGCACCAGCATCTATTCGCAAAATTACATTTTTATAATCTGGATTATGTCCATTATACTGCAAAAGCAAGTTTCTAATCCATTCGATCTGCTCAGGAGTTCTTAACGGTCTTTTATCAGTTGGACCCAATCTTTCAATTAAGTTGATGCCGTTTACAATCTTTCCTTTATATCCCATCACAGGATCTTTGATAACTTCCATGATTAGAATAAAAGCGTTATCTGCCTGTAACGCAGGATCGTAGCACAAAACATAGTGTTTATCATCTCCATCGCTTTCAGAAACAGGTAAATAACTTTTTCTACTTTTAGTTATAATGCTTCTCGAAACCAATGCGTCACTACCGCCGCTTGTGTCAAATATATTGTAATATTCTCTCAACGCACGTCCTTCATTAATTCTCATTGCGTTATCTATTTCAGACTGTTTTAAAAGAGGCTCTGTGGGCTCTCCGTTTAATGTTGGATGTAACGGTATTTCACAACTGATATCAGCAACAAAAAAACCTGGTATGCCCATTATCATATTTTTTGCACATTCTTTATATTGCTGAAAAAGTTCAGTATCAATGCCTTCGGCAGAACTCGCATAAATAATTTGGTTACTAATGTTTTGAGGATATACACGAGAATCAAAGCCCGTACCAAGTTTAAAGTCCGAGTTTTGAGAACAAAATGGTTTTGTTAAAGCAAAAAAATCTGAATCTATTTTGCCTGCTTCGTCATAAAAATTGAGATTAGAACGTATACCGACAATTGATTTTGCATCGCCCGCTAACGATGTAATTGTAGATCCGTTAAAAAGAGTGGTTTGACATGTTGTCGCATTATGCGTAAATCCATCTGTATTCGCATTACTTTTTACAACTTCGTTCATAAATACATCGGAAGACCCAACAACTGATGATATATTCTTTTTTGCTATATTTTCGAGTTTTAAAAACGTATCTTTACTCTGTCTCGCAACAGTGCTCATTATATATATAGAATAACTTGGAAATAGTGTTGCCCGAGTCATCATATATAATCCACCTAAAAAAGATTTCGCAGCGTTACGTGACATAACCCATGCAGCAACCTCGGCGTTCCACGTATTTAAAAATACATATTTCTGGTAATCCATCAATTGTACTTTGAAAATTTGCTCAACGAATCTTGTCGGATTTGCTCTACCCCACTGAATAAGGCGAACGTATCTATCCATAGCTTCTTGCTTGCGAAGATTTAACTCGGTTTGAGTTTTACTATTATAAATGCTAATCATTTCTTTTTCGCCAATTTTTTTCTTTCTTTTTCGATAACTTCATCATCGAATTTGATATTAGAATTTATAATTGACTCTACCTCCTTTTCTCCAATTCCTTTGCTTATAAGTTCTGTTGCAAGTTCTTTGAGTAAACTTTCTTTTTTTATCTGCTTGTAGATTATACGGACTTCCTCTTTTAATTCATCGTTTTCTTTCTGCAGTTTTTCAATTCTTTCTCTTTGTTCTTTTAACATGTCAACATATTCAGCCTCACTTAAGCTTAATTGCTTCATTATAGCCCTCATACTTATATCGGCTGCTTGTTGCATACTTGCACTGGTTTTTATATCATAACGATTAACTTTTCCGTCATCATAATCATAACTCTCAATATCTCTTACAATTGCACCAATCGTTCCAGTCCCTTTTGATTTCATCGTAGCATATCTGTCGCTCAGCCCAAAGTCACGTATCGTGGTTGTCAAAATTGCATTCTCGTTCTTTAACATCTCAGAAAGTGTTTTAAGCGCTTTGGAGTTTTCTACCATTGTCTGGGCATCTCTACTTAATAATTGAACCGCATCTGTCAATCTGTCTACCCTCAAATAACCTCTAACAAGGGAAATTGCCGCACGAGCTTTCGGTAGGTTCTCCGCTAAATCGTCGGCGTTCATACTTACAAGATCTCTGTAAAGCTGTTTTTTATCTTTGTTGCTTTCTTTTTCAAAAGGGTCGAAATGAAAAGTCATTAAAATCTCGCGCCTATTTTTTAAATCCTCTTCATTAAGTTCAACATCCTCGTCCTCTTTAGGCATTTGAGCAAGAATGCTTTGAAGAAGCTCCTCTTCTTTTGCTTGTTCTGTAATATTTTTTTTTGTATTTTGCTTTTTCTCTTCTGCCATCTTTTTTCTCCTTTAATCAAAAAGACGGCATTGAGCCGTCTTATCTTTAATTTAAAAAACTCCAACAATATCCTCCCGCACTTTTTATCTTTTTTAGACAAGCTGCGGATATATCTTTATAATTAATTCCAGTTATTTTACTAGCCTCTCTTGCAGAACTATAAGTAGTTATAATATTCCCATTTTTATCAAGCTGTTTTACTGGTTTTTTGGGGCCTTTATCGTGTTTATACTTTGGGAAAGTTATGCCTTCTGTAAAACTACACCACGTTCTATGGTTTCTTATATCTGATATCGTGCTGTATGACAACGATAAATTTAATCGATTGTTAATTTCCGTTGCAGAACAACCATCTAATAATAAATCAACAATCTTTGTTACTATTTCTTCGTTTATTTTAGGATGAGCCCCACTTCTTTTAATAAAAGTGAGATCTTTTGTTAATTCATAGAAATTTTGTTTTTCATATATCGCAACAACATTTCTATTAGATACGCCCGTTAATTCTGATATTTCCTTGTTTGTTAAATGGGTATTACATAAATAAAAGATAATTTCATCAAATTGCTTTCTACTTATTTTTTTATTATTTTTAAAAAAATTATCATAAAAATTTCTATTACACTCTGTAATGCCAGTTTCAAACGGATTTCCTATATTATAACCGTTATCACATTTATACGATTTATAAAAAT